TTTCTGAACTACCTCCTCAAGCCAGACTTCAGACTTCTAACGCCCTCATCAAATCTCTCGGCTTCGCTAAACTCGTTAGAGACTCAGAGAAGACTTACAAGACTGGCGTTGTTCGTGATGATGACTTCATTGACTCAACTGGGTATGTGAATAACCCTCTGAACTTACAGAGGGCACAAGACCTACAAGCAAGGGCTGGACGCTCTGGTGCTTTCATTAATCCGGGTCCGAGCCTACCGGGAAGCCGAAGACCCGATAATCCCTACGCCTCTGTATTCGCCCCCAGACCGCCGAGACCCGGTGATGCTGACTCTCAGACCTTCTCCCAACAAGCACCTCGTCGTGAGGATACTCAGCACGGCTACTTTGGAGAAGGTGGAGCAAGTTTCTCACGCTCCGCACAAGAGGCCTACGCTTACGGCTCTGGAGAGTTCCTTGACCGTTCTGGAGGCCGTCCTCGTGCTTGGGCTGGAGAGGAGGCTCTCGCAGAGTATGGCGAAGCACCTCCGGATGATGATGCTATACTGGAAGCACGGCAACAAGCGGGGTTGGCGGGGGTTGAGGATGGCGATGATGATTTAGGAGATGGCGAGGATGCGGAAGGTGCTTACCCCGCTCCTCCACCACCTCCAGCACTCGCCTTAGCATCTCGTAGAGACCCAGAGACTGGTGAGTATAATGTAGTTGCTCCCGGAGCGAGTTCTGCTTCATCCGCTCCTCGGGCAAGAGCAGAGCCAAAGCCTTATAAGGAGTCTGATGTTCCTCGCACTATCCCAGAACTAAGACAGTTTATCCAGATGTTAAATCAGAGACACGGATATAATCAAGCCATATACAAGAAGGCTGGAGCAGACCCTAAGGCTCGTTCAGTCCGTGTGAATACAATCTCTAAAATGAAATCCGCCGGTCTATTATAGATATGAGTTCCATACTCAGACAGAAGAAATACCCTTCTCAGTATCCAGAGGATGCCGTGAAGGTTCTTAATGCTATGTCGTTTAGTAAGGGGGCTTCTATTAAGATAGTAGGCTCTCAAGCACTTCAATCCCAGCAATACGCCGGTGATTATGATGCCTACGAAGTTGTCTCCGTGAAAGGCGAGAAAGCATCGGCTCTCAATGAACTCGCAGAAGGCTTCAAAGACATTATCCGTAGCCTCAAATCACTCAAGAATGTATATATTGGAGATATTAAATCTGGAGTTATTGAAGATTGGAAAATCGTCGGAGTTCGGAAGCCTACAACAAAAGTTGAAAGCCTACGCAAGGCCAATATAATATCAGAGCGGGAAGCCTTACACGCCCTTACCCTTCTCAAAGGCTCTAAACTCAAGGCTAAGCAAGGACTCAAGTTTCATATAATCCGTTGGACTCCAGAAGAAGTCCTCAAAGGTTCTAAGACCCTCAGAGACGGACGCACTTACACCCTCCAAGAAGCCTTCTCATCCCCTACCATTACTAAGTTGGATGTTATAGCCTTAGTGGATAGGCGTTATACAGAGTTCTCTATTATCTATGAGTTCCGTCTTGGCTCTACCATTCTCAATGAGGATGTAATAGACCCAGAGAAATCTCTCAAGGAGTCAATCAAGGCCTACCAAGAGGAGGGCAATCCCTTCAAGGTCATCAAACGCAAGTTCTCATTAGCCAAACTCAAGAACAACAAATCAGCCCTCAAGAAGTTTAGTAGTATCCTAAACTCTGAGACTGGAAAACTATATACCCTATATTCAGATGTTAAGACTCTGGCAGACCTTATGGAAGACCATACCCTCCCCGAATACAACCTCCGACAAGCCTTCAACGACTTCTCCGAGCGACTCAGAAGTATCTACGCCAATGACATCCACCTCAAGGATAAAAAGGACTTACTCCTTCAACTACGCTCCACAAAGAACCTCAGAGAGATTGAGAAACAACTCTTCAATCATCTCCAACAAGCCACCGAACTCAGAGGCGGATACTCTCCGATAGACCATTAAAAAGTAGGTAGTATCATATACGATTTTAATAAGTGTTTCTAACATTTTGTAAAATCTCCGGGTTAGGGTAGAATGCCGAGCCTATCCTTTGATAAAGTCAAGGGTGCTAAGCCAATCGCCATTGTGAAGGGTGGAGAGTATGATGGCCGAGTTCTCTATATCCACGAGGACGGACATAAGGGAACGAAGCCGAAGTTGGAAATCAATCCGAACAACTACGCAACAGAACTCAGAGACCTCAAGCCCCAAGAGAGAACCAAACTCGTCGCCCGGCTACAAGAGGCTCACGCAAAGGGTCTCGCATCCGACCAACTCATCGGAGAGACAACTCTTGGAAGACAACTCTACGACCGTATTATCGCAGACTCTGCGAAGACTACGAAGATTGATATTCCGGACGACGGTCAGTTTCAGTTAGTTCCATCTCCAGACCCAGAACGCCGTGAGGTATTCTATATTGCTGGAGCGTCTGGCTCTGGTAAGTCGTATATAGCAAAAGGCATCGCCGAATGTTATAAAAAACTGTTCCCAGACCGAGAAATCTATCTCATCTCTAAACTCCAAGAGGACGCTACTCTAGACCAAGTCAAAGACCTCAAGCGTATCAGCATTAAGACGCTTATTGACGACTACCCGACCTTAGAGGAGTTTGAGGACTGCCTTGTCATCTTTGACGACTACGATACATTCACCGGCGACGCTGAGAAAGTTATACACAAGTTAATAGATGACCTCGCCACTATGGGTCGCCATACTCGGACTACTATGTTGTGCTTGTCCCACTACCTTACAAACTACAAGAAGACCCGTCTCCTCCTCAACGAAGCAACCCATATCATCGTATATCCTATGGCGACTTCATTCCACGCCCTCGGATACTTGCTAAAAACTCATGTAGGTATGACAAAGGATGATGTGAGAGACCTCAAGAAGTTAGGCCGGTGGGTTTGCGTCTATAAGAGCTACCCCCAGTGGCTTCTCTCCACTCAACACGCCAGAGTTCTCAACGGGTAGAGCCTTCTTCTTCTTTGGCTTCTTGACCCCGGTATGCTTCGTTAGACACTTATCACAAAGATACAAATCTGTTCCATCCCTATCCGTCGGTTCATTACCCCACCATTGTAAGAGATTAGATGAGTCATCGCATCTCCTACAAAGCACTAACTTACAATGACTACATTGAGAACCATCATAATCACTGAGCGTCGTTTTGGACTTACACTTACCACACTCCATTATATATAATAATCCATCCAAATCTTTATGTATCCGATACGGGTTAGTTAAGCGTATATCTGACAGATGAAGTCTGTATATAAGGAGTATTACCAGTCGTATAGCCCATAGCCAACACACGCAAGAGATTACCAGTAGCCCAACCGGGAGCAGTTCCGCTACTACCCGCAAGAGTAGCACCAAGAATAGGCTGGGAAGCATAAGACGATGGTTGTGGGGATATAGCAGTGTAGAATGCCGATGGAACACCAGTAGTAGAAACTGGTAGAGTATTTGCTGGAGGATTTCCTACTACCGTATAGAATATGCCGTTTGCCGTTCCACCAAAGCCAGAATATACTACAGTCTGCCCGTTTGTATATGTTCCAGTAGTCGTCCAAGTCTGATAGTTCGTCCCATCAGTCCAAGGGTTGAAAGCGATTACGCAGTTCTGTAATGGTATGTGATGAATATCAGTATAAATATCATACGGGTCTCTCAGACCCCAGTCTTGCTCGTCTGGTTGCCCTACACCCGTTGTATTAGTAGTGCGTGGAGCATCATAAGCATATAATAGATAAGTATATCCAGCATAGAGATTTGTTCCACTCTGACCGCCATTTTGCCCTTGACTATTTGAATACGCCCATCTTGTATTATAAAATCCAGATGCTGGAGCATTAGTATCATCATACGAATAGAGATTGAGTGCTACAAGACCAGCCGTGTAAATGTTTGTATTGACCGCCGGTTGAACTAACGCCCATACGCTTTGTATTCTATCATCTACTGGATTAGCACTATACTTTCTGTAAGGTAATGGTGCGGTAGGATTACCAAATCGTGGGTTATACATATACCAGTTAAATCCGGCGTTTGATACTGGCTTAGTATATAACCAGCATAGCGTCCCCGCTGGAGTTGTAGAAGCCGTTGGAGGTGTTCCATCTGGAACTATTTCCGTTGCCGGTGTTCCAGTATTATTAGAAGCCAATGCGATAGTATCAGATGTATATGGGACTGCTGGGATAATACCCAGTTTGTTCTGTATTCCATCTAAATCAACAGTATTAACTGCGGATTGTAATGTTATATCCGTCCCCGCTGAAAAAATCGTAATAGAACCATCTGGTGATGAAAAAGTAATAGCACCAGTTAATCCCCCAACACTACTTACTGGCGGTGTAGGATAAGTAATCGCCATTTCTATATTTTGACCCGAAGCCGTGAATGAAGCAGTCGGAGATGACATTGTTATAACGCCTTCTAACCCTACTAACTGAGTAACACCACCCACTGTCCCGGGTATGACGGGAGCACCTCCTACAAACAACTTACCACACTTCAAAGTGCCTACTGAGTTAAGATTGGCATAAGACATTCTACTACTGTATAATATAATACACGCAAGGGTAGGGGTTGCGGGGTTAGGGCGGGTAAGCGAAATCGGAGATGTTTTACCCCAGCCCCACGAAGAGAGAAGAGGTGTAAGCGGAAACCCCAACCCCTAGACCCCTATAGAAGTTATAGAATACTGTCCGAAATCTCTTACCCCCGCTTACCCCGAAAAGGTTGCCTCCAAAGTAGTAAGCATTCTCTCCAACCTCTCTATAACTTGGTCTAATAGTTCTGTTAGTTCTTGGTTCTTGGAGAGTTCCCAGCAGATTTTCAGCATAGTATGTAGGCCTTCCAGTTGTTCTATGAGTTTGTCTGGATTAATCCTCGGCATCTATTATAATGGAGACATACTTGGCCTCTGCGGGAGTTTCTACGGGGTCAATAGCAATATTATTCATAGCATACAAGGTCTTTAGTGCTATTAGAGGTCATCGTCTGATAAGTGATTGTTGTGGGAAGTTCTATGAGGTTGGAGTAGATGTTCGTGGTATGCCTCCAACTCCCCCAGTCCCCGGAGAAACTCAAACTCATCAGATTTCTTCGCCTCCAGAGGAAGTGTCTTCGCAAAGTCTGACCGTATCTGCTCCAAAAGAGCCAGAGCGTCCTCCGGATTTAAGAAAAGCATCATCTGTCCGTAGGCATCTGCCCCAGCGAGGCTTGGCGGTAGTGTCCGCTCCCGTATCACTTGCTCCAGCCATCTCTGAGTCCAAGCCGTCTGATGTTGAGTTGGGGGGTGATTTAGTATCTTCCGTGCCTCAGACTTCGTCAGAGTAAGTTTTTCTGGCTTGAACTTAGGAAGCACCTTTTCTTTGACTTCCTTAGGAGGTTTCTCGGCCTTTGGTTGTTTTTTTCTTAGCGGATTGCCCCACTCACTCATTCTATCTATACCCTATATATAGAATGTCTAAACAAGGCTTAGGACGCATTAAGGATACTCCATTATCAGATAGTGATATAAGACGCATCCTTGGTAAAGACATCAAGATTATCACTTATCCGGACTTGGCTAATATGAGTTCTATTGATGAGTGCTTTGATAGTAAGGGGCGTTGTATTATGTTATATCTGACACAGAGTGAGACATCGGGTCATTGGATATGTATGCTTCGGAAAAAGGACGGGATTGAGTATTTTGACCCTTATGGAGAACCTCCGGAGAAGGCACTCCAGAATGTCCCGCAAGATGAGAAAGAGGCCTACGGTGAAGCAGAGCCTTATCTCACGAACTTACTCAGAGCCTCCGGCCAGAAGGTCATCTACAACCAGTATCCCTTCCAGAAGGACAAGGCGAATGTCAATACTTGTGGTAGGCACTCTGTAGTTCGGTGTTTGTATGCCCCGGATACGCTCACAAAATACAAGGCGGTTATGGACTCAAGTGGTATGTCCCCCGATGACTTTGTATCGGCACTAACCGCACCGAAGATAGGAAGGTAAATAATATTCCTCGTGAGTATATAGAATGATGGCTCGGTTTAGTCAGAGTAGTAGTGTTGAAGCAATCGGAGACTCAAGAGACCCCGATATTCTCTACTATAACGCAACTATCGTCAATAACACGACTGACGACACGAAGAACGGACAAGCAACCATTGACCCTCCAATCCGGTTCAACGAGACTCGTGATACGCCC